AATCACAACCCCCGCAGCTAACGCTGCATTCTTAAACTCGAAAGGCTCAAATGCTTAATCTCTCATCCTCTGGCGGTTCAGGAAATTACATCCGCTTCATGCCATCAGCAAACGCTTGGCTAAACAACGCAAAAGAAGAAATCCAACTCAAGAAGGTCGTGTTTGACATTGACAATGTGCAAACAGGTTGGCTGCACCTCGGTGAAGGTGTGCGTGATTGGCAACCAGATGCAGGTCTTGGCAAGAAAGGTCCGCAGCCTTCACCAGATCACAAGCGTGGCTTCATGGTGAAGTTCTACAACAAGGAACTTGGAACTGTTGAGTGGTCATCCAATGGAACTGGTCCTAACATGGGCTTAGAAGCCCTCTACAACGCAGCAGCATCGCAGCGTGAAGCAAACGCTGGCAAGTTGCCTGTCATTGAGTACACAGGCAGCAAGCTAGAGAAGATCGGCAAAGGCTCAACACGCATTCCCAACTTCAATGTGGTGTCGTGGGTTGAGCGTCCCGCTGGCATGGATGCCGAAGAAGAACCGAGCTTCACATCGTCTGGTGAGTTCGGTGGCATGAAGCAAGCTGCTGCACCTAAGACAGCCGCTGCAAAAGCTGTTGATGATGACGAAATGTTTTAAGGAATCACAAACATGAACACAATGCAAATTCGTTTTGAAGCTATCGCATTAGCTTTGCGCTCTGTGCCACAAGGCACATCACTTGAGGCTGTTAAAGCAATCGCTGAATCTATTTATGAGTTCGTCACCAAGGACGAGCCAAAAGATCAGCCACCTCAGTAACAGCGAGAGAAGGCGGGGCAGCATCACGCTGTCCCGCTTTTTTTTCCTCTATGGAAAACACACAAGAATTTTGGACGCTGCTGCTGATTGCGTTGGCTCAAAGGGTCTACGAATTGGAGCAGCGATTGCAGGAATTAGAAGAAGGACAAGAATGCAAGCCGAACAAATAGCAAAGGCGCTTGGCAACGCAAAGAGAACAGGGCAAGGCTGGTTAGCCAGTTGCCCGCTACCAACTCACGGGCAAGGCAACGGTGACAAGAATCCATCACTAAGCATTAGTGACGGTGAGGACGGTAAGCCGCTGTTCAAGTGCCACGGTGGGTGTGAGCAGCACGATGTCTTTGAAGCCATTAAGAACTACGGGCTGCTGCCAGACATTGAACCAAGACCTGAACCTCTGAGCAGCCTGAAGCCAATCCAGACAACCTTAGAGCAGGAGTGGCACTACACGGACAAGGACGGTGTGACGCAGTTCATCAAGCAGCGTTACAAGACCAATGACCACAAGGGCAAGACTTACAAGCTGCTCAAGGTGGACAACGAAGGCAGAAGACACGCTACGATGCTCGGCGCGAACATCGTCCCGTACAACCTGCCAGCACTAGAAGAAGCCAGAGAACTCAACAAAGTCGTGTTCTTGACAGAAGGCGAGAAGGCAGCAGACGCGCTGACAAGCATCGGCATGACAGCCACAACCACGCACGCTGGAGCTGGTAGCTTCCCAGAGGACGCAATCCAGTACTTTGTGAACCTCAACATCGTCATCGTGCCTGACTGCGACAAGGTTGGTTGGGAGTACGCGAAGAAAGCCACAAAAGCGATCAAGACCATTGCCAAGTCAATCCGAACCTTAGACCTTGAACTGGAAAACAAGGAAGACGCTTATGAGTATGTCAACAAGTACAACGGCACGAAGAACAAGCTGCAAGACCTAGTCAAGCAGTACGCAGTTAAAGTGACAACAGAAGATGAGGTCACGATTCCTGCACGATTCAAGGAAGTGGAAGAAAAAGCAACAGAGCCGCAGGAAGAACTCAAACCAATCAGGCAAGGCTTCCAGATCGAAGCGTGGGATGACATAAAGGACGAGCCTGTCGATTGGCTCATCGAAGGCGTTATCCCTAAAAAGGCTTTCGTAGCCTTGTACGCGCCACCTGCCAGCTTCAAGTCTTTTGTCGCGCTGGACATTGCAGAGTGCATCGCCACGACCAGACCGTTCTTAGGCAAGGAAGTCAAGCAGCAAGGCGCAGTCCTCTACATCGCAGGTGAAGGTCACGGTGGTATCGGGGCGCGTATCAAAGCCCTAAAGCTGCACCACGACACGCCACAAGGAGCGCCTGTTTACTTCCTTAGAAGACAAGTCAACCTGAGATCAAGCCAGCAGGACATTCAGGACCTAGAAACAGCCATTGACGAGCTGCAAGCGATTCAAGGCATACAGTTCCAGTTAATCGTGATCGACACGCTAGCCAGAGCCTTTGGCGGTGGCAATGAGAATGCTTCAGAGGACATGGGAGCCTTCATCACGGCAGCAGGTGCAATCCAGCAGCGTTACGACTCGGCTCTATTAGTAGTTCACCACGCAGGTAAGGACGCAACGAAGGGTCTACGAGGTCACAGCAGTCTATTAGGCGCTGTGGACACCGAACTCGAAATAATACGAATCGAGGACGCGCCCAAAGGAATCCTGCACATCAGCAAGCAAAAGGACGGGGAAGACGGGCAGCGCATGGGCTTCCAAATGGTCACGGTGGACATTGGAACAAGCGCTCTAGGCTTTGAATCCGTGACCAGCTTGGCGCTGGAATTGGACGGGGAAATGGATGTCAATCAGCAGAGAAAGCAGCCAGTTCCACCAGACAGAACAGGTGGCGGCGCTAATACAAAGCTGGCGCTGGACTCTTTGCACGCTGCAATTAAGCAGTTCGGAACGATGGAAACCATCAATGGAATGCGTAATAAGTGCATAAAAATTGAGCAATGGAAGGCTGAATTTAGAGCCAGAAAAGGCTCTGATGTGAACCCTGAGACATTCAAAAAAGCATGGTCGAGAAGCGTTGACAACCTAATTCACAAGAAAAAAGTCATGCTGTACAACGATTGGTGTTGGGCTGTTTTTGAAAATAATGACGATGATGGCTACGAATCAGACAAAGTCGTAAAACTCAAGACTAATCCGTAAGTAATACACAATGCGGGACAAATGGGGACAAATGGGAAGTCAAAACAGGTCGAAATCTGCTTAATTTTTAAGCAAAAGAAGGGACAAATGGGGACAAATGGGGACAAATGTCCCGTCCATATGTCCGGACAAAAAACGGGACAAATGGGACAAGTGTCTTAAGACTTGTCCCTTGTCCCGTATGTCGTGAAAGTGTCCTGAGTGAAAAAGTATTAAAGGAAAGAAAATGCAAAAGAAACTGAGCAAAGCATTGAAAAAGATTGAGCAACCAAGTTTCCCGATTGACTCGTTTGAGGCAGTCATGCGATCAGGGTTGATTGACCTCAAGGTCGTGAAGAATAACCACGAAAAGAAGTGGGGTATTAACCGAGTCATTGAGTTGGTGGATTCCGAGTTCCGAATCAAGTTCTGGAAACAGTCGGAACGAATCTTCGATGCACAGGTCAAGCGAGATGAGGTTAGGTTCGAGAAAGCCATCCAAGGGATGAAGAATGCCTACGCAGCGTTAGACCGTTGGGCTGAGGCACACGGCGTTCAGCCTGTGCCAGATATCAAGGCTTGCGAGTTGCAGATGCAAGACGGTTCGGTCATGGTCGTTGTCGAGACGCAGCACGATGCCGAGCTGTACCAGCAGTTCAGACCCGATGTCCAGAACCGTCACATCTGGACGATGCAGGAGCTTGAGGTCATCATGGAGTCACCCGTCATCAAGGAAACCATGAAAATCAAAGCCTTGCACCCAACTGCGAACCTCGTCAGACTCGACAAAGACCCTGTGAAGTTTCCGCATGCTGGCGAGACAGGACTCGATGACATGAAATCGGATGAATTGGAAGGCGAACCGATGAAGAAGGTGTTTGACACTTCTAAAATGCCCAAGAAGGCATCAAATCAGGCGTTAGAGGCGTTTTGATACGCTTTTGATATGCAGGTAGCATCGTTGTATAAAAATTGATTGGAGAGCGTTTAAATGGCTGGACAGAAAAAGAAGATTCAAGACTTAGCGTTATTGGACTCGTTGCCAAAGGAGCAGATTCAGGCTTTGTTCGAGGCTGGAGCTAGCGAAGCAAAGATTTGCTACCAGCTTGGAATCGGAAAAAAAGCGTTGCATTTGTGGTTGGAACGCCCAGAGCAAGAGGGCTTCCTATATCGCGCGCGTGCGAAAGCGGCAGATCACCTCGTGGCAGAGACGATCGAGATCGCTGACGAAACCGACATCGAAGAAGTCAACAAAGCCCGTCTGCGCGTGCAAACGCGCCAATGGGTAGCTGAGAGATGGAATCCTCAAGCCTACGCGCAGAGCAAGCAGCCAAGCGTGCAAGTAAACCTGTCTGGCATGAGGCTGGACGCATTGCGTCACATCGAGGTCGTGGAGCAAGTATCCACAGATGACAAGGCGTAACTTGTTTATGTTATCCACAGACGCATGGCAAGTGTTGTGTGCAAGCAACGAAAAGCATGTATGACCTGTGGATAACCACGATGAAACTTAACATAATGAATGTTGTATCAAATCTGTGAGTGCTTCAGTACTCATTTCCTCGCTGCGACCCCCCCGTCAGCGTTTCGGGGCGGGGCAGCCTGACAATGACAGCCCCAGAAATATCCGCCACCAGTTCTTCAAACAAGAGGCGACTAACA